TGTGTCCGAGCTCTGCCGACTCCCGGAGGATATCAACCATGACTCCGGAGGCGGTCTTCGAGGGGGCCTGGCCGCGCAAGATGTTCTTTGGATCTCCGGAGGCGTCTTGAATGTTTTCGATATTTATGCTGCGCTCTTTTAGAATTTGCTCTGGGAAGGGTGTTCCGTGCTTAACCTCGGGCTTTTGTCCGCCTGACATCATGCCGTCATATTGAAGCTGTAAGAAGGTTTGGCCTGCCAGGGACTTGCGCTTGAGCACCAGGTCTTTGGGTGTCATCACATAAGGCCTGCCAATGCTTTGCCGGTTAGCTGAAAGGTCTTTGTCTATCTCATTGATGGATTTTTGCGGGCTGATAAGGTCATCTATCCCGGACGTCGCCCAAAAGGACCCGGGTGTGTGATTGTATTTAAAGTCTGTGACAGTGTAGAACCATTCGCCGTCTTTGCCGACTTTGATAGGCATTTCGGTCTTGTTCTCCAAAACCTGCCCATCGGCTGCGGAGACGTAGCGGCCTTCTGGAAACTTCTTGGTCGGGCGGTATTCAACCTCCTGGAAGAGCACCAGGTCTTGATTCTCCATCTCAGCGAGCGTGCCTTCCTCCAAGCTGCGGCCTTTCCATGGGCTCACATTCGCCACCAGCGTCATAAGCTGCTTTTCGTATTCAACCTGGATGTCTCCCTCACTGGCAGTCCCGAGCAAGACTTCGTGAGTGTCCTCTACCCATTCCCTTTCTTTTAAACACTTGATCCCGACGTATCGCTTTTGCCGTAACAGCACGCCGAGGGAAGGAGCAACAATACTGAAGGGAATTAAACACTCGATCGTGATATTCCCTCTTGACTTCGCTGATCCGGCTGCGTCCTGGAAGTAAATCCCGCCGTCCAGGTCGGCGAATGTTCTCGCGAAGCCGTTGCCAGTCAAGATTACCCACAGAGCAATAAGCTCTTTGACATCCTCGACCTCGTTACAGTTGTCGTTGTCAAGGGACTCTAAAGCCATGGCGCCGACCTTCGCGGCGTCCTTGTCCGCCTGTTCTTCGGAGTTTGGCCATACTCGCGGGGTGTACTTCTTGTTGAGGATGAGGGCTTTCATCGAGCGCACATGATCGCGGATCTTGTTTGAAACGGGCGTAGGTTCAAAAAGGTTTAGCTGGAACCGGCTGCCGAAGGTGTTTTGCTCCGCAAACCATGAGATCCATTGCTCGCCAAGATAAAACAGGATGTTGCGAAACCAGGTCACTTCCCTGATCGTCTGAGAATAGTCCGCGTCCCGCTTAAATATCTGGGAGAATTCGGTTAACGCCTCTCCGTCGGTGGGCTGCTTTTCTTTTGTGGACGTCGTCTTTTTCTCTTTTGCCATGATATCGCCCTCAATTAACAGTCAATCTTTATGTGCCCTTTCGCTTTACACTGGTGTTTCTCACTATCCCAATTCTTTGAACACCACGTTACGCCGGTATAGCTTCGCAGAAGTCTGGCGCCGCAATCTTCACAAATTTCGTCTATCAATTCTTCTCCGTAGCTCTCATCTACATCCATGGCAACTCGAACACTGCCTGCATACGCAGGTCACTTCTTTATTGTCCTTAATGAATTTAAGTATGCCATCAAAGGGAAATGTCATCTTCTCTTCAAGCTTGTAAGTAGGTTTTTGATACTTTCGCTTATGCTTCTTTGTCATAACAGGCCTATGCCCCGGGCAATAAAAAAAGGGCGAATGTAAGTGATGTAGGCACCTACATTGCCCTTTTTGTATTTTGCGTATGCAATAACCCCGCTGGCCGGTGGGGTTAGCCCAAGCTATTGTTTTTTAATTATATCATATTCCTTTAAAAGATTTTCGGCTGCTAATATTGATGCTCTGTCAAAGCGATAGCATGTAAATGGATCATTCCAGTTTGCATCGGTAAATTGTGTCGGTTCTTTTTTTACAAATTCGTGGAATGTTTTACGAATTATACTTCTTAAATCCACAGCTAAGTTTCTGTCCATTAAGCTTCTGCTCCTCAAGCATCTTAACCATTATGCCGCTTGACGGCCTCCTCTCAAGGCCTATAAGCTTCGTGTCAAGTTCGAATATCTTCATCATCTCACAATAAACCCTTACGGCGTCGTGAAGATGATCCATAGTGCCAAATACCTCTGGCAATGGCTTTATCTCATCCATCAGTCTACAGGTATCCCCTTCCCTTCCATCTCTTCAAGAGCAGCCATAGCGATCTTGTTTTCTTCCCGGATCTTCGCTATCTCTTCTTTGGTTGACGTTCTCAGCTTCGCGTGGGCAGCCGCATACTCGCTCAGATTTTTAGCTATCAGGGCTGCCATAAGGTCTTGCTCGCGTCCATTCGAGGCCTTCCGGTCATAGATGTTAACTAAAAACTGGAAGACCAGGAAGGCGACCAGGACGATAATAACGACTGTTTGCTCCATTTCTTACTCCGTATAGTGCGACGGTGGATAAGGCGAAAGTTTATAGGTGAAATACCTCGGCACGCCGGCGCCCAGCACTTCAGCCTCGATCACCACTTGCTCGATGTCGTCAATTAGTATTTTTATAGGGAGTTCAGGACCGTCAATAACTGTCCCGTTTGGCTTGTTAAAATCTTTGGGAGTGAGGGCGTCTCTTACTTTGGCCACAAGAACCTCCTTAGCCGTTGCAGCTGCCCGCAGATCCTCGCGGTTAGCCGGTATCGGTGTTCATGCTTCACATAGTCTGAGCACGACCAACATAATCTTATTTTTCTCTTTACAACCAAAGCTTTCCTCTGTCAAGTAGATTTTCTATAACCCTTCTTGGCCTTCATACTGCCAAGGGTTTTATAGGCGTCCTTCAGCTTGACCTTCTTTTTGCGCTTTCTTGTGGGATAACTGCGCTTTAATTGATATCCTATCGTCCCGGTATCGATAACTTCTGGCATGTTAAGCCTCCTTTGTAAATACTACTATCGGCAGGCCGCCCTTTAAGATCCTTTCGACCTCAGCCATGCGCTTCTCTTCCGGATACGGAATGTCCCGGTTGCCCTTGAAGTTGGCGTCATAGTTTTTATTGTAATCCTGGCTGTTGGCCTTTTGGTTCTTGCAATACATATTTTCAGCCACCGTTCCCACCTCCCATAATCGTAGACAGATGATACAGCCAATGCCAAAATGCACAGTTCGATTGACTGCAATTACCATAACAGCCTAAAAGTATGTCGTAAACACCAGAGCACTGGCCAGTTGAGATGCGCCATGGGCAGCCCTTTGCAATCGCTTCAAAGTCCATTAGTTCTTCCTCATATTTTCCCCAAGTTAGCCGCTCGCCAGATTACATAATCAACCGTGGCGACTCGATCGCCTATGGCGTCGGATATCTTCCGGCAAAGCTCCGCAGGCGTTGTGTTAAACTGTTTGGCTATCCTCACCAGGTGTCTGTCTGGCTTGCAGGCATCCATGCCGAGGTTTTTTGCAAGATGGTATTTTGTAATACTCCCGATCCACGGAAGGGTCTCCAGGAAGTCCAGGATCTCATCATCACTCTTGCACGCCAAGAACTTCTTGAACAGCTTTTCTCGGTTTTTCCAAAGGTGCTCTATGGCGCCGACCTTTCCCTTATGGTTGAAGACAGAGGATATCGGGTTTTTTCTTGATATGGCATTGATTATTCTTACATGTATTCGTCTTGCGACTTGATTTTTCATGCCCGAATTACAGATAACCCAAGCTGCTTCTTGGAAAAAATCTAAGGCATGGTCGCATTTCTCTATATCTTCCGACCAGTCGATTTCAGACGCATACCCCGCGTCAACAATGAATTGCTTCAGGCTTATGTATTGGTCAGGGGTCATTAATTGTTCTTTGCATCCTTCGACAGCTTCTCGATGTCCGCAAGTGACAGGGTTGGCTTTGCAACCTGGATAAGCTGCTTTGGCTTTGCGGCTTCTTTGAGAAACCAACTTGAAACCTTCATCATGGCGTTGCACAAAGCCATCATGGCGACTCCGTGATCGATCGGGAAGTCCATCACGTCGACGTCCAGGTCTTCATAAACGATAATCTGGATAGTGCCGGCCACCTTGCGGTCTGGATCCGGGCCATGCTTAACCCCCTCAAACGGCTGCGCCCGCTTCTCGATCTTCGGCAGCCCTTTCTTTTCACGCTTCTTATCACTTCGCCTCATCTTGAAACCTCCTAAATCGTATGTTTTTAGTTTCTTGCCAGGGAGTTAACGGCTTTTTGAATCTTTTAAATAGGATGTCCTTCCGGCTTGGGGTGTATAAATATACAACCTCCATAGTTGCATGGGAATATGTACGCTGTATCCTTACCTCGCCTTCCATAACAGCCCGCCAGTGATTTCTAATATCAAGTAAGCCCCGCACATAACCGTACCGCGCCAATTCAGCTATCAACATAGGCTCTTCATCTCCAAAACGAAGAACCCCGAGTATGTTATTTATCCGTATTTCTATCATCCCACATCGATTATCTGATCCGCCTGGACTTCTTGAAGAATTCGGGCGTATTCGTTCGCTGCGGACTGAGAGGCCGTGTCCAGGGCTGGCTTCTCCTCGACTACCTCTTCGATAAGCTTCATAGGCCTGGCCATACAGACGTGGCAGGTTTCGTCATAAATGTGATCAGCCTGGTCTGTGTCGATGTCCTCCGGGTTGTGCTCATCCATACACAGGGAAGGAATTGTGCTGATAAAGTGCCTGCATGTGCTGTAAACCTGGAGCATAGGCCGTTGTTTCTTGTCATCCGGAATAACCAGGCGTTCCCGGAATTGTCGGATCTTAAGCTTCCTGTTGGGATCTCCGGGACGCATAAAGACTCCGCAAAGGCTAAACTCCTCGATGGTACTCGGCCCCTGGCCACCGCCCTTGTAGTCCGGCTTTTTGTTTCCGCAGGTAGGATCACACAACCTGGTTATCGGCCTGCCCCAAATCTCCATCTTCTTTTCGCGCTCGATAATGCCCTTGGCAATCTCCGAGTCAACTATCCGGAGGCCTTCGTTTTCTTCTGAGTCCCATCCGTACCACTCGGCAAAGCGATAGATCCTACCGTCGGCGTCCACCCACCACCAGCCTACCGCGAAGGGAGCGCTGTAGCCCCAATCGAAAGTCATATACAGAGGCGCGTACCCCGGGACCGGTATAGGATCGATTATGTGATGATCTTGCGACAAGAGAAACGCCTGGCCGATGTAAACGTCCCAATCGCCCTTCAGCCAGGCCTTCCGAAGCATGGGGTCTCGGATAGACATCAGCTTCCGGACATACTTTGGATCGTTGTCACATAAGATCCTGTTGTCTTTGAGGAAGGAAGGGATATATACCCGGGACTCGCCTATATCGTTGTAGAGGACGGTACCCGGCTTGACGTTGAATTCCTTGCCCAGCTTGAAAAAGAGCTTTACCTCGTTGTGGCCAGGTCCGCCAGGATTGCCAGTACCAAACATGCGGCATGGGACGCCGTGAGGCGACCGGCAGCTTCCGGAGAGCGTGTCAATCATCTTGATAAAGAAGGGAAACGTTGTGCACTCATCGATAGAGATTTCGGTGAATTCTTCACCTATAAAGTCGCCCGCAGTCTGGGCGCGATCAATGGCAGCCATGGTGATCTTGGCGCCATTTCCAAACCGGACTGTATTTGTCTGCACATCGCCACCGACTCTTTCAGCTGGCAGGCCAAACCGGATGAGCTCGTCAAACCGGTTCCTGATCTTGGAGAATTCTTTGTATTTCCTCCGTACGATCAAACCGTTCCAGGCGTAATTATACTTTTCAGCGCCCCGGATCTGCCGACCGATTAAGCAGTCCGTCTTCCCGCCGCCTCGAGAGCCCCCAAAGAACGGGAAATCTGCCGGGCAGGTCGCAGCGTCTACTTGAGGACCAGGTTGTGGAGACCAGATTGCCATCGGTTTATGACCTCAACACAACATCTGCCTTGACTACGTCTCTCTGATAAAACAGGACGGCTATCTTGGCTATGATCCTCTGGATAAGCGCGGTTTCGGTAGGGGCTAAGTCAAAATATTCCGGCCCTGCCAGTTCCACGTCCATGCTCGTGTGGTCGCCCTTAAATGAGCATTCCAGCTCGTTGCGCAGGTCCCCTCTTATCTTGCCGAGCTCTGTTTTGGTGAATTCAATCATAGCTATTCCTTTTCTTGACTAAAACCCTTCGTTCCTCCGCCTCGCGCTCCTCCATATAGGGTAATATCAGCACAATCATTACACCCGACAGCCTCGGTTACAACCTCCTCTTTAATGAGATAATAACGACCCCACATCGTCTTGTAGTGGAAAACATAGCCTCCGGATAGCTGGACAAGGGTAGGCCTGAATATCAGCCAGAAGCGTTCCCACAGGTCAATCTTGAGCACCTTTCGCTGGAGATCCTTGTCTGTGAAGACATGGTTGCTGTAGAAGGGATTGTCTCGAGACATTCTGTCCAGCAACTCACAATATTCTGGCTCTGCCTCTCGTAATGAATGGTTTATCTTGTCTTTGGTCATCGCATACTCGTCCCTTCGACGCCTCGCTCTGTGCGTTCTTTTGTCCGGGCTTCCAGCCAGTGAAGAGCCTCCTGGATCTTGGTCAAAGCCAGGGCATTCTCCCTGCATGCGAATTTGCCCTTTTGGAAATCTTGCAGGCGGTCAACCACGATTAGCAGCAAGTCTTCATTTTGGCAGCCGTTCACTCCCTTTTCCTTGACGGGACCGTTCTGGAAGTGCACAGCGCCAAACTCTCCGACGGGCGAGCCAGTATTCGGATCTGTGACCCTTCCCATGTAATACTCATGGCATGCGCCGCCCTCGCCAGGTTCATCCGTGACTTGAATTCTGATGTTTCCATCCAAACTAACAATTTTCCGCATAGACCCTCCTTAAAACTCCCTAAGATTGTTAACCTGCATTTCAAAACAGTCTGCCGTGTATTTGATTGCCCGGCCGCGCTCTTCGTCCTTTTTCCTGAAGGCAGCCAGGCTCTTAAAGTCCTTGGCATAGATCCAACCGACGATCCAGGCCAGGCCGTGTCCCTCGTTTAAACAGACAAACACATAAACCTCGGGACATCGATCCATATCTATCGCCGGTATTTGCACGAAATACTCGGACTTTGGCTTGAATTTGCTCCACCAGGCCTTAACGTCGATCTTGTTGTGCGCGAGAAGGAAGTCATAGTCGCTCAGGTCGCAATGCTCGGCGTAAGGATACTCTTTGTGAAACACAGCATCGCCCAGGTAGCCCAGGTAAACGCTGTTTCGCTTGTCAATATCGTCGTCAAACCGCTTGCCCTTTACATGCCTGAACGCCTTATCCCGCGCCCATTCTTTCATTTCAGCGGTTATTATTACTCTGATCATCCGGCAACATCCATCTGGCACACGGCGCCTCGGGCTGGTTTTTGTTGAATTCATCACCGATCAGTTTCTTAAACATGTCCTTCCGGTGCTCCTCGAGCGTCTCGTCGCATTGCAGCTGCAAGATGTCATCCATGGTTAACGGATCTTTCACGCCCTCGCCCTGGTCATCTTCCACCAGGGGAATAATTCTGCCATCTGCGTCCATGCTATTCCTTCCTTTTAAACGGCTTGCTAACCGATATTAATACTGGTTGCAATCGTCTGTTGAATGTTAAAATCTTTAGCCACACCTTGCCGGTTAGAAGCACTTTTAATCGTTCAAAAAATGAAAGCCCCCAACAAGAATAAACTTCGCCTTCTTTGGATCGTAAGGCTGGCAATGGTTGATATTCTGGCTGGTCCTCGGCATAGACAATGTTACATTCTTTAAATTTTACAACCTTCATGTTTTCGCCTCTTCGTCCTCGCCTTCGTTGTTGCGACTCTCCTCGGCCTCTTTGCGTTGCTGCTCCCATTCTTTTATCGTGGCCGGCTCTTTCGGAAAGTCTGTTATTTTGGTCTCGATCGGTCCGCCGTCCTTTCCGGTGTGCTCGA